TCATCAGAAGGAGGTAATCTAATGAGTAAATTACTTTCTAGAAATTATACACCGGTATTGAAAAAAGCAGAAAAAATAAAATAATGGCTAGAATAATATACAAGGCATATCCGCCTGATACGAAATTAGACAAAGCCGTTGGAATTTTATTACCTTTTAATAGAAATACATTTGTTAAAAGTGCTTTAGAAGCTTACAACAAAAAACCATCAAGAGATGTAGGACCTTTTAAACTATCCTACACTACCGAAGAGCAAGCAATTAGTAATTTAATAAATTTACTAATGACTAGAAAAAGTGAGCGATATATGCAACCTAATTTTGGAACAATTCTCAGAGATTTTGTTTTTGAGCAAAACAGTTCGTTTAATAGAGGTTTTTTAGAGTCTTCACTAGAGGAAGATATAGGATTTTGGCTTCCTTATATAGTTCTTAAAGATTTAAGTGTAGGTATTGGAGGTAATCAAAACTACGGGTATTCAGAGCAAGAAAATTCAGTTAATGTGAGAATAACATTTTCTGTTACAGAACGAGGCGCCAATAGAACAGTAGTAATCTATAATTCGGGTAATGATTTAGCCGCTGAAATATTATAAAAATGAGTAAAAGAAGTAATTTAATTAGTAAGGATGTAAAATATGTAAATAAAGATTTTGGAGAATTCAGACAATCTTTAATAGATTTTTCTAAAAATTACTTTCCTGATACATATAATGATTTTAATGAAGCCTCTCCAGGTATGATGTTTATAGAACTAGCTTCTTATGTAGGAGATGTTCTATCATTTTACACTGATATTCAGTTAAGAGAATCATTATTATCCACTGTACAAGAAAAAATAAATTTATACAATATTGCTAACTCTTTAGGATTTAAGCCATCTTTAATAACAGGAGCATCAGTAGATTTAGATATCTATCAAGTAGTTCCTTCTACCGGAAATGGACCTAATAACAAACCTGATTTCAAGTATGCTTTATCTATAGATTCTAGTTTAGTAGCTACAAGTGGAGAAAATATAACATTTAGAACAATTGAATCTGTCGATTTTAGGTACAGTTCTTCTTTAGACCCTACCGAAATATCTGTTTATTCTATTGATAATGCAGGAGAAGTAGAAAATTATCTATTTAGGAAAAAAGTAAAAGCAGTATCTGGAACTATTTTATCAAGACAGTTTAGTTTTGCAGCACCTAAACCTTATGATAAAATCACCTTACCTGAAAATAATGTTCTTGAAATATTAAGCGTAACAGATTCAGATGGAAATAAGTGGTATGAAGTGCCTTATTTAGCTCAAGATACTATACCAATTCCTGTACAAAATTTACCGCATAATGACCAAAATTTGTCGCAATACAGAGATTCTGCACCTTATTTATTAACTTATTTACAAACAGAAAGAAGATTTGTAACTAGGCTTAGATTAGATGATAGAACTGAAATACAATTTGGAGGTGGCGTTAGCAGTGAAGTCGATGAAGAAATTGTTCCTAATCCTTTTAATGTAGGGTCTGGATTAAATTATTTTGAAAGAGTTGTTGATTTAAGTATATCCCCGGAAAATTTTTTATACACAAAAACTTACGGATCAGCTCCTTCTAACACCACTCTTACAGTACAATACGCCATCGGAGGAGGTATTCCGGATAACGTTTCAGCAAACTCAATAACTACTATATCATCAATAAACGTACTAACTCCTTTAGGTGCTTTAGACTCGACTTTATATAATGCATCTATAGGTTCCCTTGTCATAAACAATCCGGAACCAGCTAGAGGAGGTATATCAGATAAACCAATAGAAACATTAAGAGAAGAAGCTATAAATCACTTTGCTTCTCAGAACAGAGCAGTAACAAAAGATGACTACATGGTCAGATGTTACACTTTGCCTCCGAAGTTTGGAGCAGTAGCTAAAGCTCACATTGAAAGGGATGCTCAAACTAGAGCTTATGGAACATTTGATTTTATTCCAAATCCATTATCACTTAATTTGTATTTATTAGGATACGATAATAATAAGAACTTTAGCCCTTTAAATATGGCAGTAAAAATGAATCTTAAAAATTATCTATTACAATACAGGATGTTAACTGACGCTATAAATATAAGAGATGCTTTTATTATAAACATAGCTATAAGTTTTGAAATATTAACATCCGCTACATATAATTCAAATGAAGTTCTTTTACAATGCTTATCTAATCTTAGAGATTACTTTTCTAATGATAAAATGCAGATAGGTCAACCTATTTATATAAGTGAAGTTATGTGCTTAATCAAAGATGTACAGGGAGTGAAAAATATACTAGCATTTGATATACATAATAAATACAAGGAGGATGAAGGATATTCCGGTAATTACTATGATATAGCTACAGCAACTAGGAATAATATATTATACCCCGCATTAGATCCTTCAATTTTTGAAGTTAAGTATAAGAACAGAGACATATTAGGAAGAGTAGTAAATTTAACATAAAATGCAGTATTCAGTATATCCAATAAGAGACGCCACTATATATGAAGGGAAACCTGATTTAAATTCAGGTTTAGATTCAATAATAGAGTTAGAAAAGATATCTCATAATGTTGCAGATGCTAATGATATTTTCTATAATTACAATTATAATTCTAGGATATTACTCCAAATAGATTCCATTGAGATAAATAAATTAATTCAGAATGGAACTATAGGAAAGTCAAGCAAATACTATTTAAATTTATTCTCGGCACAGGCTGATAATTTAGCTTTGACTTACTCTTTATACGCATATCCTGTCAGTGAATCTTGGAGTCAAGGAAAAGGTTATTATAACTCCTCTCCTCAAATTAAAGAGGGTGTTTCATGGACTTATAGAAATGGCTCTTTTAATATGACAGGTAAACGGTGGACTTCTGGCTCATTTGTTGCAGGAACTACCGGTTCATACGTAACACAAAAGGGAGGTGGTACGTGGTATCATCAAAGTGGTTTCGTAGCGTCGCAATCTTTTGATCAAGAAAGTCCGGATTTAAGAATGGATATCACTAGAATTGTTCATAAATGGATTTCAGGCTCCATTCCGAATAATGGTCTTATCTTAAAAAGAAGTGACAGCGATGAGAAAAGTTGTGAAGTAATGGGATCTATTAAATTTTTCAGCAGGGAAACTAATACTATATTCATTCCAAGATTAGACATTGTATGGAATGATACAGACTTTTCAGGAACATCCTTATTCTCTCAAGTACCAAACGAAGATTTCATTCTACATTTCAAAAATAAAAAAGCATCTTACTACCCAACAGATAAAACAAAGTTTAGATTCTTAGTAAGAGATAGAATCCCAGTTAAGACATATTCTACATCATCAAATTACATGTCAAGTAAAAGATTACCAACATCTTCTTATTATGCAATACAAGATGAACAAACATCTATGTACGTTGTTCCATTTGATGATAGAAATGTAATAAGTTGTGACAATAAAGGAAATTATTTTAAATTAGATTTTAATACATTCCTTCCTAATCGATATTATAAAGTTCTAATTAAAGTGAAGATGGATGGAGGAGACATTGAAAAAACAATTGATGATTCTATATATTTTAAAGTTAGTAAATAGTGGAAGAAAATAATATCATAAATATACATAGATTATCAGATCCAAACAATAAAAGATCAGGCCCTAACTTATCTACTGGGAATTTTACTTATTTAAATGGAGACATATATAAAGGTCAATATCATGTAGACGAGTATGGAAAATACATGTCTGGAAGATTTACTACGGAAGAGTCTAAAGAATTAATAAAAATTGGAGATGCATTAGATGTAAATAATAAATTAGAAATATCTCTTCCCGTCCCAAAAAATGAAATTAGTACATCTGGTGAAACTGATGATTATGTAAATTATAAAATTGTTAGAAAATATGAGGGAAATGTAGAAAAAGTCATCTTCGGAACAATAAATGAAAGATTGCCTGAAATAGAGGGACAAAATAAAAATAGATATTCCACTGAAGATATAAAAAAAGCCAATAAACCAAAATTAAAAGTAAATCTTAAAGGAATAAAATATGTTCCAATAAGTTACAAATTACAAGGGACTACCTTATCTGTAGATCCTGGGTATTATTTTATAAGACCTGAAAAAGTTATCGTTTCTGATTTTATACTTTCTAAAATAATTGATGCAAATTTTAATTATTTTATTGGAGGTAATAATCAAGCATTAACAGATATCTCGGTATGTCTTATTCCTAACAATGAGACATTAGAAGTTATGATGTTTGAAAGAAATAAAACATATAACGACGTAGTATCTATTGAACGAGTAGATTTCTCCGAATTAGCTACTTACCCATTAGGTACATTTGTTAAAATTGCTGAAGTTGGAGCAAGACCATTGGAAGGATACACTTACTATTTTATAAACACAAATAATAATGGGAATTGTCTTGACTTATCTTCATCTTGGACACCTGCTGTTAGGAAAAAAGTAAGAAACATTATTGACCCTATGGTTCCAATTATTAATAACATACCTTCGACAATTATTAATAACATCCCGGCAGAACCTTTTGTTATTATCGTTAGTGGCTCTGAAGGAAGACCTGGTAAAGACGGTAAAGATGGATTGAATGTAGTAGGAGGAGGCTCAATACCTTTACCTGGACCTCAAGGACCTGCTGGACCCGCCGGTAAAGATGGTAAAGATGGCAAGGATGGATCTAATGGACCTGCTGGAGTTAATGGACAACCCGGAGCTAATGGACAACCCGGAGTTAATGGACAGAATGGAACTAACGGATTACCCGGACAGAATGGTCAACCTGGTGGGATTGGTCCAATAGGCCCTATTGGACCGCTTGGACCAACTGGACCTACAGGAGCATCTGGAACTAATTCTCTTTGTCCTGAATGTCCTAAAGATAATACAGGCGTAGGAACGGGTACAGGTGGAGGAACAGGAACGGGAACAGGCACTGATACCGGAGGAGGAACAGGTACAGGCGGAGGAACAGGTACAGGTGGAGGAACAGGAACGGGAACAGGCACTGATACCGGAGGAGGAACAGGTACAGGCGGAGGAACAGGCCCTGATACTGAAGGAGGAACAGGTAGTACTAGTACAGGAGCAGGTAATAAATACTGGAGAATGATTCCATGTAATTCAAATGATATACCTGGGTATATCTCCACACAACCTAAAGCTAATCAAATTTATTATAGCGTTACAAAACGTCTTTCTTATTATTGGGATGAATTAGAACCAAATTTCTATCCCACCACACTAGCTATAGCAATACTTACTGATTTACTAGAAATAAAAGGGGTTACAAATTGCCCGGGCATTGGAGGTGGAAGCCCTTCAGGCGGCGGCGGAGATACTACTAAAATAGTAATATATGAACTTGTATCTTGTACTGACGAAAATGATAAAATATACACTTCTTTAAGTATAGGTAGTATTAATCAAATATGCACTTTATTTTTAAATAGTGGTAATAAGAGCTATCAATACAGAGGTAATTCTACTCTTATAGATAGAAATCAAGCTCCTCCTTTAGTTAATGTTTTCATAGATTTAAATAATTTTAACTGCCCTACAACAGAAACTCCTGGCGGAGGGGGAGGTAGTGGAGGACAAGATACTAGTTCCATAGATTTAACACGAGGCATTCCGGGAAATACCATAGACTTTCTAAGTTATCAAAATATTGGTAATAATACAGGCGGTGATAATACAGGTGGTGGTGGCACAGGTGGTGGTAGCACGGGCGGTGGTGGACCCATTCCATTCATGCGAACGAATGGCCGTAGTACAGGTGGCAGTAGTGGTACAGGAGGTAGTAGAGGTAATCCTCCTTACGATCCATTCTCCCGAAAGAATAATTAAAATTACTTCAATAATTAGATATGATAGATAGATTCGTAAATAAAGATAAGATAAAAGATTCGTCATCATTAATTGAAGGAGTATCATTCGATTATGAGCCATTCATGAGTTTGGACATATCAAAAGCAATAGTAGATGAAATAAAAAATCCATTCTCCATAGATTCCCATGTTTATAATACAAGTTATGATTTAGTTAAGTCAGCTTATAATGTAAGAAATGATTTTGATTCTACTTACGATGATATAAATTTTGATGTATGTAAATTATTTTTTGATTCAGAAATATTTGAGGGAACTTATAAAATTTGTTTTAACTTTCTTTATAACATTTTTGGAAACATAGATAATCAGTATTTTTATATTCAAGAGATTAGCCC